AACTAATGTTTATTATGCTCTTAATTCTTATAAGAGATTTCCTTCATTGGTAAACTATTCTACCAATGATATTGGTACAGACTCAAGAGGAGCTGGATCTTTTAGAGATAATGCTAACAATGTTTATAACTTTGTAGCTACTAATACAGATATTTATCAACTAGATGGTGGTGTATTTACTTCTAGAAAAGGATCTTTAACTGGAGTTAATGATGACTTTTGGACATTTACTCAGTTTGGTAATTATGTAATAGCTTCAAATGGTGTGGATTTACCTCAATATTTTTTAATGGGTACATCTACTAATTTTGCTGATTTATCTTCATTAGGATCAGGTGTTCCTAATTTTAGAGTTTCAGGTGTAGTTAGGGATTTTTTAATTACTGGTAACTTGACAACAGGATCTAACACAATACAATGGTCAGGAATTAACGATATTTCAGAATGGACTCCTGGTACTAAACAATCAGATTCACAAGACCTTCCAGGTTCTGGTGGACAGATAGTACATATAACTTCTGGAGAGATCGGTTATGTATTTAGACAAAACCAAATAATCCGAATGGACTATGTTGGTGGTGCAACAGTATTTAGACTATCAGTTATATCTCCTAATAGAGGAGCTGTATATGGTAGAACAGTATGTCAGGATAACAGACGTGTATTCTTTTATGCTGATGATGGTTTTTTTGAAATTAATGGAGATCAAGTTATTTCTATTGGTGCAGAAAAAGTAAACAGATTTTTTGATACAGATTTAAACAAAGCATTTGCAGATAGAGTTTGTGCTGCTGTTGATCCATTTAACCAGTTAGCATTATGGTTATATCCTAGTTCAAATAATACTAGTAATACAACTGGTATTTGTGATAGAATATTAATTTATAACTATGCAACAAAAAAATGGTCTTTAGCAAATACAAATGCTAGTACAATATTTTCTCAATTTGTAGGAGCTTATACAGTTGAGCTAATGGATATTATATCTCAAAACTTAGATCAGATTAATATTGCATTAGATACAGATTTTTGGTCAGGTGGACAATTATTACTTGGTGCAATAGATAACGAATACAAAGCAGCTATTTTTTCTGGTACTGCAAATCAAGGAGAAATAGAAACAAGTGAAGTTGAATTGTTTCCTGGTTTTAGAAGTAATATACAATCTATTAGACCAATAGTAGATGCACAAGCAAGTGTTACTATTAAAACTAGAGACAGACTTGCAGATAATGTTAATGAGTCTAGTGAAATATCTATGAACTCAACTGGTATTAATCCAGTAAGACAATCTGGAAGATATGTTAAAATTAATGTTAAAACACCTAGTGGTGTAGCTTGGTCAGATGCTCAAGGTATTGATCTAGTTGCATCAAGAGCAGGATTAAGATGACAGATAGAACAGACGTTGATAACGTAAGATATAGTTTTGAAACTCAAGAGTTTTTCCAAAGACAAATTGAAGAAGCTATAAACACACTTATTAATGAAAAGAATCAAGAAAACAATAAAGCATATGCTTGGTTTATGGGAGACTAAATGGCAGGTATAAAAGACTATTCAACAACTAATTTAAATAACTCAGATCTAAATGGTATAAGTGTTGCAGAAGGAATGCTACCTTCTCAACTTAATAATGCTATTAGAGCATTAATGGTTAATACTAGAGAATGGTATAATGATTCTCAATGGGTAATTTATGGTGATGGAGATGGAGCTCATACATTAGCTTATGCTAGTGCTACTTCATTTACTGTTGCTGGTATAGATGTAACTTCTATTTATCATGCTAATCGTAGAGTTAAAGCAGTAGGATCTACTACTGGAACAATCTATGGAACAATTAGTTCTTCAACTTTTTCAACAGATACTACAGTTAATGTAACTTGGGATTCAGGATCTTTATCTAATGAATCTTTAACTATTTATATTGGTGGACTTTCAGCTACTAATACTTCTATTCCAGAAGGAATTATTACAAGTGCAACATTAGCAGATGGTAGTGTTACTACAGTTAAAATCGCAGATGCAAATGTTACTAATGCTAAAATAGCAAGTAATGCTATTGCTGCATCTAACTTACAAACAGATTCAGTTACAACAGCTAAAATTGTTGATAGTGCTGTAAGCACAACTAAAATAGCAGATAGTGCAATTACTACTGCAAAGATTACAGATGCCAATGTAACAACAGCAAAGATTGCAGATTTAAATGTTACATCAGGTAAGATAGCAGCTGATGCTATTGATGGATCTAAAATTGCAGATGATAGTATAGATTCTGAACACTATGTAGATGGATCTATTGATACAGCTCATATTGCAGATGATCAAATTACAACTGCTAAAATAGCTGATAGCAATATAACTACAGCTAAAATTAATGATGATGCAGTAACTGCTGATAAAATAGCAGATGCTGTTATTGTAACTAATGCTGAACATTCAGCACATACACCAGATGATACTACATTCTTTACGACATCAGCTTCTGATGCAAGATACTTTAGACAAGATAGTTCTGAAACTATATCTTCAGGAGATACTTGGAGTGCTTCTGATTCATATATAGCTACTACTGCTGCTATTGATAATAGAGTTGTAGATCTTGTTGATGATGTAGGTGGATTTGTACCTGTTGCTAATGAAACAAGTTTTCCAACAGCTAACCCAGATGTTAATAATGGAACAGGAACTATTGTTAGTGTTTCAACTATTGGAACTACAAGAACTCCAACAGCTGGAACTGTAACTATAGCTAATGGTTCTGGATCAAATACAGTAACAATTACTGGATGTGGATCTACAGTTTTAACTGCTGGTTATGGTTTATTAGTAGAAACAACTACTACCCTTCATACTTATACTTTTCATAGATTAGTACCTAAAGCAACTGAAGTAACAACTGTAGCTTCTATAAGCTCAGATATTACAACTGTTGCAAATAATGATTCTAACATAACTGCTGTTGCAGGAAACGAATCAGATATTTCTACAGTAGCTGGTATATCAGCAGATGTAACAAGTGTTGCAAATATAGATACAGATGTAACTGCTGTAGCAAATGATGCAACTGATATTGGAACAGTAGCTACTGATTTAACTGGATCAGATAATATTGGAACTGTTGCAACAAATATTGCTAATGTTAATAATGTTGGTGGATCTATTGCTAATGTTAATACAGTAGCTTCTAACTTAACAGATGTTAATAATTTTGCTGATACTTATTTCATAAGTGCAACTGCACCTACTGGTGGAAATGTTACTATAGGAGATTTATGGTTTGATACTTCATCAAATACAATGAAAGTATATGGATCTAGTGGATGGCAAAATGCAGGTTCTTCTGTTAATGGAACTTCTGAAAGATTTACTTATACAGTTTCTGGAACTCCAAGTTCTGTATCAGGTGTGGATGATAATGGAAATACTTTAGCTTATGATGCAGGATTTATAGATGTATACCTAAATGGTGTTAAGATGGTTAATGGTACAGATGTTACTGTTTCATCTGGTACATCAGTTGTATTTGCTACTGCATTATCAAATGGCGATATTGTTGATATTGTAACTTATGGAACATTTAATGTTGCAAATATTAATGCTAGTAATATTACATCAGGAACTTTAAATTCTGATAGATTACCAACTGTTCCAACTACAAAAGGTGGAACAGGTTTAACTTCATTAGGAAGTGCTGGTCAAACATTAGTAGTTAATTCTGGTGGAACAGCTTTAGAATTTAGTACACCAACTTCATCAATTAATGACTTATCAGACACACCTGCTTCTTTAGGAAGTGCAGGACAGGCTTTAGTCGTTAATCAAGCAGGTACAGCTTTAGAATATTCTAATTCTAGTTCAGCAGAAATTTATGGATTTGTATTAACAGATACAGATAGTGATGGTGTATTAGATACACTTCAAGTAACAACAACAAATGGTGGTGCAGATAATATAGATGCAGCTACCTATGCGTCATTTGATGATGTCATTTACGCATCAACAGGATTTAGTTGGTCATTAGACAGTAATGGCAACTTAATCGCAACAATATAAATAAATATTAATAGGAGAAAAAAATAATGGCTACAATAGACATAGGAAAAATTGCATTTACGCAAAAAGGTACTTGGTCTAGTGCTACTGCCTATACTGCAAAAGATGTAGTTCAGTATACTGACAATGGAGAAACCTCATCTTATGTTGCTGTAGCAGCTTCAACTAACCAAGCCCCTGCAACTAATGGTACAATCAATACTACTTATTGGAATATTTTTGCAAAAGGTTCATCAATCGGAAGTACCAATCAAGGTACTTGGGATAGTGCAACTGCTTACAATAAAAATGATGTAGTACAATTTACTCAAGATGGTACTCACACTTTTGTTGCAGTTCAAAGTTCAACAAACCAAACACCTCAAACTTTAGGTGTAGTTAATACTGCTTACTGGACTAAACTTGCATCTGGTGTTGGTGCATCTGGTAATTTAGAAGTTCTTGCTTCTGTTGATGCTAGTTCAAGTGCATCATTATCAGTAGATGGATATTTTAATGACAACATTTATGGTTTTTATAAAATTGTTTATCAAGATTTAGTTTTTAGTCATACTAACTATGTAAGACAAAGAGCCTTAACATCTTCTGGCGAACTTTCTAGTAATGATTATTATGGTGTTCAAACTGTCTATAATGATTACTTTGATACAGTAGGATATTATCTTCAACAGAATAAACACCAACCACTTTTTGATTATACAACAGGTGGTGATGATAGACTTGAAGTAGGTCGTGGCGAAAGGTCAAGTAATGACAGATTTCAGTATAGAAATTTATCTGGTGGTTCATTTTATGGAACAGTAGAATTTGCTAATCCTCAAGCAACACGTAATCATGGTGGATATTCTAATTGTGTTATGCGTGGTGGTAGTACTGATAATGGTATGGGTAGATATAATTTTGTATCAGAAGAAAAAAGCTTTAACATTATCACTACAACAGCTTTAACTGGTTGGAAAATTTATCCAAGCACAGGAACTATTACATCTGGCACAATGACTTTATATGGATTTAAAAAATAAGGAGTAATCTATGAAAAATAAAAAAATAACACCAAATGGCATTGAAGAAGTTGAAATGACACAAGCTGAAATTGATGCTTTAAATGCTGAAAATCAACAAGCTGATGAAAGTGCAGTTCTTGCTAATCAAAAAGATGCTGAATACAAAGCATTAAAAGCTAGTGCAAAAGCAAAGTTGATTTCTGGCGAAGCATTAACTGAAGCTGAAGCAGATACTTTGGTTCTTTAATAAAATGTTAAAATTGTAAGAGAAACTTAATATGACTAAAGCACGAGATATATCTGACGTATTTAATGACGCAAACCAAGCTGATGAATTAACTAAATTAGATGGTTCTGCTAAATTACCTGATGCAGTATTTCCTGCTACGTTACCTGCTATTGATGGAAGTAATCTAACTGGTGTTGCTGAAACAAAACCAACAATTAGTTCTATATCACCTAGTACAATAACTAATGCTCAAACAAGCATTACTATTACAGGTGCTAACTTTGAAAGCATACCAAGAGTAGAAGCATTAAATCCTTCAACTGGTATTTGGTATACAGCTGACACAGTTTCATATAGCAATTCTACTTCTTTAACTGTTCAATTTACTTTATCAGTAGATGCTGAATACAGATTAAGAATAGAAAATCCTAATGGTCTTGCAGTATTATCTGGTAATATTTTAACAGTATCAGATGCTCCAACTTGGAATACTGCTGCTGGAGATTTAGGAACTATTGCTGGAGATTTTTCTGGTACAGTTGCTACAGTATCAGCTACTTCAGATAGTGCTGTTACTTACTCAGAAACTACATCTGTGTTAACAAATGCTGCTCAAGCAAATTGTTCTTTAAATAGTTCAACAGGTGTGATAACAACAACTGACTTTGGTGGTAGCTCTACAACAGCAACGACTTATAATTTTACAATCAGAGCAACAGATGCTGAAGGTCAAACAGCAGACAGAAGTTTTAGTTTGACATCATCATTTGGTGCAACAGGAGGAGCACAGTTTAACTAATGGCATCAACTTATTTAACAAGAACACCATCATCAACAGGTAATAGAAAAACTTGGACTATATCTGGTTGGATAAAAAGATGTGAAACAAGCACAAGTTCTTTACAAATTTTTTCAGCAGGAGAATATGCTGTTACTGATTTAGTACAAATTTATACTAGTAGTCATAAATTATATTGTGGAATGTATAATTCAAGTGGAACAGAAATAAGTAGTTTAATAACAAGTAGATTATTTAGAGATACAAATGCTTTCTATCATATCGTAGTAGCTGTAGACACAACACAAGCAACATCAAGTGACAGAGTAAAAATCTATGTGAATGGTGTTCAAGAAACATCTTTTGGTACTGAAAATTATCCAACTCAAAATTATGATACTGCTTTTAATACCACAAATCAAAATACAATAGGAAATGTAAAAGGTAATATACAATACTTTGATGGAATAATGTCTCATGTTCATTTAACAGATGGAACAGCTTATGATGCTTCAGCATTTGGAGAATATGATGCTAATGGTGTTTGGAAAATTAAAACTTCTCCAAGTGTAACTTATGGAACTAATGGTTTCTTTATTTTAAAAGATGGTAATAGTGTTACTGACCAATCTGGTAATGGTAATAACTTTACAGTTGCAGGTGGCACATTAACGAATACTGAAGATTCTCCTTCAAATGTTTTTGCTACTATGAATCCTTTAGATAATGCTTATGCTAGTTCTACTTTTAGTAATGGAAATAATACTATTGTAACAAACTCTGGAAATTATACTTATAATACAGCTACTTTAGGTGCTTCTTCTGGAAAATATTATTGGGAAGTTAAAGTAGATACCACTTCAACAGAAGATTTAATTGGAATATCTGGGAAAACTTCTACTAGTTCAACAGCATATTTAGGAACAAGTTCAGATGATTTTGGTTATAATGATGATGGTGGTGTTAAAAATAATGGAAGTTCGTCTAGTTATGGTTCTACTTATACTACTAATGATATAATTGGTGTTGCTATGGATTTAGATAATAATAAATTATATTTTTCTAAAAATGGTGTATTCCAAAATTCTGGAGTTCCTACAAGTGGTGCTACAGGAACAGGTGCAGTAAATATAACGACATCTAGTACAGGATTTTATTTTCCTGCCATTGGAGACTGGACAAGTGGTGCTTCTGGAACTTTTTCTGTAAACTTCGGCAATGGCTACTTCGGAACTACAGCAGTAGCTAGTGCAGGAACTAACGCAAGTGGTAATGGAATATTTGAATATGATGTTCCAACAGGCTATACTGCTCTTTCAACCAAAGGATTAAATTTATAATTATGGCTTATACTACAATTAAAAAACCTTCGGATTATTTTAATACTAAACTTTATACAGGTACAGGTTCACAGTTAGCTGTTACAGGTGTAGGTTTTCAACCAGATTTTGTTTGGTTTAAAAATAGAGGAACAACAAATTCTCATGGTTTACAAGATGTTGTAAGAGGATTTAATACTACAGGAATACAATCTTCAAATGGTGCAGATGCAGATCCATCTTTTGATGGTAGTACATTAGGATATGTATCAGCAGTTGGTAGTGATGGGTTTACAGTAGAAGCTGGTGGTTGTGCAAATGCTAGTGGTAATAATTATGTTGCATGGAACTGGTTAGCAGGTGGAACTGCATCTACAAATAATGATGGAGATAATGCTTGTTCTTTAAGTGCAAATGCTACAGCAGGTTTTTCAATATCAACTCATACTGTACCTAATGTTGGTGGAGGACAATATACTATTGGACATGGTTTAGGAAAAAAACCTAAATTGGTAATTACAAAACACATAAGCACAACAGGAAATTTTCAAACATACTTTGAGGGTATTGGAACTGAAAATCAACAATATTTACAATTAAATAGTACTGATGCTTTAGTAAATTATAGTGATTTATGGGGTAATGGTATGACAACAAGTGTAGTTGGTTTATCAAATAGTGCTTTATCAGCAGGAACTACTGCTGTAACTTATTGTTTTTCAGAAATAAGAGGTTATTCAAAATTCGGACAGTACACAGGGAATGGAAGTACAGATGGAACATTTGTTTATACAGGATTTAAACCTGCTTTTGTAATTTGTAAAAGAACAGATACTACTAATAATTGGCATATATTTGATAATAAAAGGGATACTTTTAATCCTACAGATATTACCCTTTATGCAAATCTTACAAATGAAGAATATGCAGAAACAGATGGTATGGATTTTTTATCAAATGGTTTTAAAGCAAGAGAAAATAGTGCTTGGATTAACGCATCTGGTGGTTCATACATTTATATGGCATTTGCCGAAGAACCTTTAGTGGGAGATAACCCAGCAACTGCTAGATAATGGCTAATATATATAAAAACGCAGGTATTAATTTAACTACTACAAGTTTAACTACAATCTATACAGTACCTACAAATAGAACAGCTATTGTTAAAAATATACAAATTTCTAATGAGCATAGCTCAAATAATTTAGTAGAAGTATTTGTAACTGATAGTTCA